GCCGTAACCGCCTTTTATCATGACAAACGTATGACCAGTTGATTTAAACTTCGCCCAATCAATACTTGCGTTGTATTCTGATATATCCGAGCCTTTTTGTTCTGTTGGATCTGGTGGCTTATTCGCATCTTCTAATTCTTTAATTCGCTTCACTGCATCTTCAATTTGTTTTTGTTGCTCTTCAATTAGTTTGTTACTAGCAGTTAAATCCTTACTTAAATTACTTGTCTTTTTGACTAGCGACTTTGTTTTATCTGCAACATCATTCAATGCTGTATTCTTCTTATTTTGTTCAATCTGATATCGGGATAACGTAACGAACCTATCTCCAATTGTCAGTTCAGAAGTTTCTACATCGATGATATCGATTGTCATTCCGACTACTCGTAACTCATCATCAATTCCCATTACTGAATTTTTCAATGGGTAATAATTACCGATTTCAAACCTTCTAATGTCTAGATCAATCAAAGATAGATCAACAGCCGTTAAACTGTATTGCGTTTTCGCTGATTTTTGTTCATCTAGGTATTGTTGCCCTTTAGACTTCAAAATTTGAGGTTGGGTAACTTCTGACCACTCAACAGCTTTTTCAATGATTCCAAACTCTTTTATCAGCTCGCTAGAAGCATTTAAATACTCCCTACCATTATTTACACTAGCTATTGTTAAACGTGGTTGGGAAGCATCTGTATTGCTTTCTTCTTCGCTTTCCAAACGTTCACCTCTAGGATATATCCTTGTGACGATTTCAGTCGGATCAACACTCTTAGAAATTGAAATTAGATTTTTTGACAGTTCAATTGTCGTGTCAGTGTGTTCTCCAATTTCCGTCACATAATCGATATAATTCACACCGTTAACTTCTCGTACTCTGATTTCTCCACCTAGACGACTAATCAACTTATCCTGTATTGTGTCCCATGTGGTTGCTAAATCATCTATATAACGATAAACGTTATCGGTGTTGTTCGTAACCGTTACAACGCCAACAGTAAACCGCTTATGCTCTTCTACTTGTGAATTATGCACATCAATTAGATATCTAAAAATTTGTTCAGGCGTCGTATTTTGAAATTTTCCATACTTCTGAACGCTATCTTGTAAATAGCTTAGATCGGATGCGCAAATATAACTACAATTGAAATCACCGCTACTTTCCATTCGATCTGTTGGAATTAACACTCTTCCCTTAAATATATTTTTATTCAATTTTGTATCCACAACTCTAATAAGTGTAGTTAACGGTTTTAACTTTCCAAATGAAGGGTTATTAGGCAAAAAAGAAAAGTCAAAACTATCAAAGGCATTAATTCCTGGTTTCACACTTCCTTTGGTTAGTTTTAAATCATTAGAAAAAGGCGAATGAATTTCTAGCTCATCGCCTTTAGGACTATTTTTAATTAAAACTTGATACATCAAATCACTTCCTTGTGAAACTCAAACTTAATTGTTCCGTTGCCGATAACTTCGAACTCGTTAACACCCGGCAATAAATAGAATCCTGTCACTTTATTTTCTCCAGAAAGAACCTTATAGCTTTTCCCTTTGAACTGTATCTCCATTTCAGAATTTGCTACAACTACAGGTGCCAAATTAGACATGCCAATGTTATATAAAGTAATCTGTTTAGATCCATTTACATCATGTTTAACATTTTGGAATATATCTAATTCAAAGTTAATTGGGTCCCAAATATCATTTCCCTCTTGCAATTCGTGTATTCTAAAAGGGTCGCATTGGAACTCTACTGTTAACTTCCCTCTATGTCTAAGTTCATCAAAACTAGGTTCCTTTTGTACTTCGGCCAAATAATAATAATCATTCATAATGTCATCATGTAAGGGTATTTTCTGACTTGGTTCCATTAACCAAGCTAAAATCTTTGTCCATTGAATGTACATAGATTCCTTGCTCCACATACTACGGTCAATCACATTGAACGTTACAGTGAATGTTCTTTCAGAATAGTTTTGAGTTCCATAAATCTGTGAGAAATCATAAACGCTATTTGAATGCGGAATTCTTTGTAGTGTCTTGATTTTAGAAGGATACGTTATTTGTTTATCATCTAAAATATCTAGTCCGAAATCTGTGGAATGGTGATTGTTAAATGATATTCCATAATTATGAAGATTGTTTCTCACAGTTCTAACCCCCATCCTACTAATTCCATACGCTGTCTTTGTATCCTGTCAAGTGGCCCTGCTACATTCTCGCTGACTTTAACGTTGTTTAAGAACGTATCGTTAGACTTATCTCTAATTTCTTTCAAAATTTCTATAGATTCGTCATTAAATGAACTTTGATAGTTGTTAATAGTACTAATGGAATTATTGTTATAGTTACTTGCGTTGCCTGTAGCTCTTGCTCCTATATTCAACGCGGATTCTGCGGATATTTTAGGTAACGCTGAACTACTAGCTCCTAACTGCCAATCCAAATTCATATCGTTGTTTAATTTATTAGCCATTGTGCTAACTGTACTTTGAACATTTTTGAAACTATCCTGTAAACCTTTGTCTAATCCTTCCATTATTGACATACCATTTGTAATTAGTAGTTTTCTGTCATAACTTATAGGTCCTTTATGTTCCTTGATCCAAGTAGCAATTCCACTGACAAATTCTTTAACCTCTTCAAACGCTGACTTTAAACCTTTTAGAAAACCTTTAATAATCGCTTTACCTGCATCCATTAACGCATCTGGAACAAATACACCAACAATCGCATCTAAAAGATTTAAAGCTGCATCACGTACTGAATCTTTGTTATTCCTTATATTTTCAGCCATACCATTAATTAATGTAGTAACAGCGTTGAATAATCTATCTTGCGCTTGCAACAAGCCTTGGACCATTGCATCAATTAGTCCCATAGCTGCATTCACAATAGATGGAATACTTTTTGAAATCCCTTCTATGAATTTAACAATTAGATTAACTGCCGCAGCAATAATCTGACCTAAATTGTTCGCAATTCCATTGATGAAGCTAGCTATTAATGTTGCTGCTGAACCGATAATATCAGGCATTTGTGAAGCTAACCCATTAACAAAACTAACAATTAAATTAACAGCAGCATTTACAATATCAGGCATTCTAGCTACAATCGCTTGCACGAAATTAACAACGATACTGATTGCTTGGTTTGTTATTGATCCAATATTTAAAGCAATTCCTTGTAAAAACGTGATTAATAAATTGAAACCAGCTTGTAAAATCTCTGGCATATGTTCATTCAGTGCTGTTAGCCAAGTTACTATCAAACTTGCTGCACTTGTAATTAGCGCTGGGAGTTGTTCCGTGATACCTTGAAGTATTGCGTTGATTAGTTTTCCACCAGCTTCAATAATCCGTGGTAGAGCTGTAGTTAATGCGCCTAAAAATGCTACAATAATCGCTGTAGCAGATAGCACAACAGTAGGAATAAGAACTAACATTGCACCTGTGAAGGCTGTAATAAATTGGAATGCTGCAACGGTTAACATTGGCAATCCTTTAGCAATGCCTGATACAAACCCTGCCACTACTTGTAGCGCTCCTGAAATTATCCCTGGTAAAGCTTTAGCGATTGCTCCCAAAATACCTTCTAATGCTTGGCCAAATGATTTTCCCAAATTAGGCCCATTAGACTTAATCCCTTGAGATAAACCATCAAACGATTGCGTAATCGTGTCAATCCCCTTGCTTACGTCGCCGCCCCCTAAAGCTTTTACAACTAACTCAAAAGCTTTTGCAAATAAGCCAATTGGCCCTAATAAAGTTAGAAATATACCCTTGATTACCTTGAGAGCAATTCCGAATCCGTCAACAGATCCAGACCCTTTTTTTAAACTTTGTAAGAAATTAGAAACTACATCACCTAATTTGGTAATAGCTTTCAAAATATCTGGAGGTATTTTAGCTTTCAATGAATCGAAAATACCACTAAAAGCTTCTTTCACATAAGGAATTGACGCCTTTATGAATATGCTTAATGCTCCTGGCAAGGCTTTGAATATATTTCCAATCATTGGGAAGAAATTCCCCATTAGAAAAGCAGCTGTCGTCTTAGCTAAAGCTTCCAATGAGGGTTTAATATCTTCTCCTAAAGCCAACTTTCCTAGTACATTTGAAAATGAAGCTTTCATTGAATCAAGCGATCCGCTGAATGTCTCAGCTGATTCTTTAGCTGTTGTTCCTGTAATGCCCATTTCTTCCTGAACTGCATGAATAGCGTTATAAACGTCGTCTAAATTGTCGATATTGTACTCAACGCCTGATAACTTCGTTGCATCAGCTAAAAGTCGTTCCATTTCTGTTTTAGTACCGCCATATCCAAGAGAAAGGTTATCTAGCATAGTATAATTCTGCTTCGCAAAACCTTTGTACGCATCTTGAATACTCTCCATAGATGTTCCCATTTTATTTGCATTATCAGACATATCGATTAATGCCATATTGGCTGTATCTGCAGCTGCTTCTGTATCGCCACCCATAGATTGCAACAAGCTAGCGCTGAAACTGGTTACTGTTTCCATGTAACTATTTGCAGACATACCAGCTGTTCTATAGGCTTCGTCTGCGTAAGCTTTTACTTTATCACCGCTGCCTTTAAATAATGTTTCGATACCGCCTAAAGATTGTTGCAATGCAGCTCCCTCATTTAACGAAGCTCCAATTCCATCTTTTAAAGCTCCAAACGCAGCACTTGCAAGTTTTACTAATCCTAACGCTGTGACAATTTTTCCAATAGAAAGTGAAGCTTTTTCACCACTTCCTTCTACATTCGATAGATCATTGTTCAATCCACTAAGGCTGTCTCCGTTTACATCAACATCAATTGTAATGCTTCCATCTGCCATTCTTACTCACCCTCTTCCAAGTTTTGGCTTGGTAAAGCATATAACTCTTTGAGTTTCTTCAATTCTTTTCTTTCCTTTTCGTTACCTTTGCCTTTAGGCATTTCACGTTGGCGTATATCCATAACCTGTTGGAATTTTGTATCAGTCGGTAATCCAATCAAATAGGCTCTGAACTTGTCCCAATGCAGTCTGCCTTGTTCCTCGATCAAATCAATGTCATAAGCCTGTTTGAATGAGGAAAATATGTATTCAGCATCATGTTTAATGGAATACACTTGCTTGTTTTCCTCTTTAACAACTGGCATAGGATCACCATTCCTATCAAGAGCTATTTTTTCTTTTTCAGATGTGTATACTTTCGTTTCAATAATTTCATTAAAAATATCTACTTGAGTTTGTAAGTCACATTTTAGTTTTTTATCAAGTAACATTTCTAACCCCATTGTCACTTTTCTGATAGGCTGTATGTCCTCATCGTCAAGCATTTCAATGACTCTTAAAACATTATCGAAACTCATGTCTATATCATGCTGAACGCCTTGAATTTCGATACTGTCGTTAAATCTATATGCAAGTGAAAACATTATTCACACCTACTTTTTAGACTTCTTTTTATCAATTAAATACTTAGCTTCTTTTTTCTCCATTTCTTTATTGCGTTTCTTCTGAATGTTTTTTACTTCTGAAGCGATTCCTTCACAAACAGGAGCTAATAAATCAATGAGTTTTGAAAATGAGGGAACAACTTTATACAATCTATCAAACGAACCTTCACCGAATAAGAAATTGTAATTGATAGCTAGGTCTTTAATGGCTAAATCAAATACTTTTTTATACTCAGAATCGTTAAATTCGTTGTCTTGGACCTTTTTAAATTCATTTTTCAACTTCTTGCCTCGTTCTCTAACGTCTTTTTCAAAGTCAAAAAATTTAATTAAATTCTCTTCAGTCGCATCAAAATTAAAAGTTTCTCCATTAATCGTAACTGGGACTAAATCTACTTCTACATTAAAATTCATTGCCATTTTTAATTCCTCCTTGAATTTAAAAGGAGCAAAAATTAATCTGCCCCTTCCATGGTTATTTATTTAAATTAAGTTTTGCTGTTTCAGGTGTTGTTGACGTTACTGTTTCTTTTGGAATTTGGTTATATGAAATTGTGCAAGAGAAATCTTCAAACTCTGTCGCATCGCCTGAACCTGCTACAATAGCCGAAACTGTCGCAACCCCAATAAACGTCTTTTTCCCATCAGAAGTAACTACTTTATGCCAAACTTTACGATTCTCACCAGTTTTAAATCTAATCCCTTCGATATAAGCCTGTGCTTTATCTTCTGGATCAAAACTACCTTCGAAACTATATGCTGCACTGACACCAGTAACTGTCGTTTCCTGCGAGCCGTCACCATCGTAATAACCTGTGTCATCTGTTTGTTCGTCTGTGTCATCTGATACATTTGAAATCCATTTAGCTAGCTCCATCCATTTATCATCAGTTGGTGCTTCTTCACCTAATACATAAGGTGCGATAAAGTGACCTCTTAGCGCATTTTTTAATCTTGCCATTTATAATTCCCCCTCGATTGTGATATTTGCTGTAAAATCCAATAAAAAAACAAGCCAACCTTGTTCATCGTATTGATTGATGAACGGCTTGCTTGTAATAGTTAGTTTGTTAAACGTAAAACTATCATCTTGACTAATTACGCTTTTTACTTTGTCTAAATGCTCTGATATAAGCCAAAGCACCTGTTGTAACTTATCGCCATCTTTTGACTTCATAGCAATTTCATAGTTCATGTTGACGTCTTTTGCACCGTCCATGTACTCTTTAATTGCAGTGCTACCAGCCGATGAATAAATCACTAATGATTCGCTAACTCCTAGGTAACCACTCCTTAACTTAATAGGCAATTCGTCAATAGAATTAACTGAATCTTTAATCCGTTCGATAAAGTCCATTAATTAATACCACTTCCTCTTAGAAACGCTTTTTTCCACGAATCCATATACATTCCTTTAGCTTTCAAATCCCACCTAGGACCTGTTCCAGGAGTTGAGTATGTTGTGCCGTTTAAATGAAACTGCCTTTTTGCATATGGCATTTCATAAAGTATTTTACCAACACTTGTAACGTGCACCGCTGTTCTCAAATTCCCTTCTTTTCTAGGAACGAATCTATCCATGTCAGCCATAGCTTGATTGGCAACTGCATATTGACCACGTTTGACATTTTGACTGCTTATCTTACGTTTAATACCGCCAAAATTAACAGTAACACTCATTAAACCACCTCTAATTCATAAGAATAAAGGTCATCTGAATAAGCTTCTTTAATTGGAATAGCAGAAGTAATAACATGTTCTTGGCCATCGTATATTACAAGCCCTTGTTCTTTAAATGGACCAATAGGACTTGTTAGCCCTGGATAACAAAATATAACAGCGTTAAACAACAACTGCTTACCACTTGTGGTAGCTGTATACTGTGGTGTTTTATCAATGCGGCAGTTTTCAATCAAAATAGGTTCTGCATAAACAGGTTTATTCCAATCACCTTCACCTAGATAGTCTTTATACTCAAAAGAATCAACTAGAAACTCTATTGGTGGTTTAGGCATCATAAAGATTTCACCCCTCTATACAACAATCCGCTGCCTTCTAAATAGATATAAACATCTTCTGAAACTAGAGATTTGCTTTCGTTTTGACCAGAAGCATTGTATCTAGTGCCGTTTGAAACACTTGTACGACCTGCGCTGAACGATTGCGGAGCTTTATTAATACTCTCATGAGTATCAGCTCCAACCTCGCCAAAATAGATAATTTGAGCACATAATGCTAATTTAAATTGTTGTACTCTAAAAACTATTGGATCATCAGTGATTGAGTTAAATTGATAAAACCGATTGGTTGTATTGTCAATAATCGCTGATGCTTTCAATAGATACTTATTAAATGTATCTTTAAAATCATCAGTTTTATTTGTTAACTCTTTGAATTCTTCAAATGTTAGATAAGCCATGAATTCCCTCCTAATATAAAAGAGGGAAGCATTTAGCTACCCTCTAATAATTTTATTAATTCACTTTTGGTATCACTTGTTTTATAAGGAATACCTTTTTCGTCAAGACTTTCTTTTAACTGTTTAACGGTAAGGCTGTTATAGTCTATTACCGCCACTCTTGACTGTGGCGATATTACTCCCCCGATGGAGCAGGAACAGTAAGTTTAGCTTTTAAAATCGCCTTTTTATTCTTTTCTGGAATGAATTTAGCGTATTTACCAGCTCCTTGTAAAGCAACACCAGCAAAATCTTCTGAGTCCATCGCACGTGCAACTTCAATACCAACCCCAGCAACACCAATACCGATTGCAGTAAAGTAAGCATTTTCTCCTGTTTGGAATTGATCGTCAGCAAGTTCTTCTAATTCAAACCCTTTGAAACGGTATAAAGTTTGATTATCAACATTTACAGATGAATTTTTATCTGTTTTAGCCAAGTTTGAATCAATTAAAAAGTTATAAACGTCTGCAGTAACATAAGCAACTTTCGCAATAGTCGATGACACTTTATTGTTTACGAATTTTTTATGTGCTTCAGCAAACATTTTAGTTACTCCAGCTTCTGTCAAATCGCCAGTTAATGTTTCGCTAGCATTATCAGAAATTGCCTTGCCGAGAAACTTGTTAACATGTTCAGCCCATGCGATACCATGTAATGCTAGGCGCTCAGCAGCTACTTGGTCAGGCATATCATTAACAGTAAAGCGATCAATACCATCATGAATTGCCAATGGTTTTTCCCACTCAACTGTTTTGTCAGTTGACTTAACTTCGTTACGTGGACCGAAACGACTTGAATTTCCTGTTCCAGTACCGAAACCAACATCGGCTCCTGTGTTGTACTCTTGGATCGTTACGTCTGTATCAGACGTTTTTAACTCTAAGAAATTTTCGTTATACTCTGCATCTGATCGTACTTGTAATTTTCCGCCAAATACACGTAAAAATGGTGTTTTAGTCTCGAATAAGCTAGGTAACATACCTGCATATTGTTTTGTATAGATTTTAATTGTCATTTTTTATTTCCCCCAAAATTATTTATTTAAATTTATTCGCTGCCGCTGTAAATGGATCGGTATTCCCAGGCGTATTATTCGCAGGATTACCAGGAGTTACAAATTGTTGTGATGTTTCAGTTGTTTCTTCTTGTTTAAACAAAAATGATTTGGTTTCTTTCAGTCCGTCTAACTGCTCTTTTAAGCCTTGCACTCCATCATCTGATACTTTTATTGTATCCTTGTCTAAAAGACCAAGTACGATGCTTGCATCTAAAGGATTAGCTTTATCTAAAGCTGACTGGATAGCAAAATCTTTTTTTTGAGATAAAAGCTTTGTTTCCGTTTCTGCTTTCACCGTATCCATTTTTTCTTGGATTTCAGTTAATTGCTTTGTTAGTTCTTCGTTATCTTTAGCAGACTCCTTCAAAGTATTAAGTTCACTTTGATTTGCATCTAGTTGCTCCTTAAACTGATCACGTTCCCCTTCTGCGGTAGCTACTTGCGCATTAAGCTGTGTTACAGTTTTACCATGAAGCGCCATAATAGATTTTGCCGCTTCCTCTTCGATTCCTAGTGCAATTAAATCTTCTTTTTTCATCTTTCTTCCTCCTAAGTTTTTTTAGAGTGGCAACTCCCACATTTGAGCCGTCTTTTAGAGACATACAGGCAGGTCATTAATTTTTAAGCTCCTATTCATCATAACGAAAGTCTTTTACTAATAAATCTATAGGCGTATAAACCTTTTCTCTTGCGTAGTTCCTTGATAGATACTCATTGCTATCAACAAGTTCTCTAATCGCTCGTTGCGTTGCTGTAATGTCTCTTTGCCATATTTTCGCACCATCTGTGTTATCCATTGACTCCGAAACCATCTTATTTTTCTTTAATTTAACTATTCTTCGTTCTAGTTCTCGTTGTCTCTTAGTTAATTTTGCAACCTTTTCATTTTCTGAAGCGTTATATTTAGTTTGATTATTCGTATTAACACCAGGAATAAAAGGAATATGATTATGAGTACAGTTAACACCTCGATGACCACCAGCCGTTCCGTATTCAGCGTTCCAATAAGAATCGTAAATACTTCTATATTCTGCTTTAGGCGGTACAGATTCTCTCAAATCAACAACATTACCTTGTATCTTCGAACAAGCGGCACGAGCGCCCATATGGCTAGTGACAAGGACTGTATGAACATCATATTCAGCCATTCTATCTTTTCTTAACTGATTATAGGTATTTCCGAGCGTTGACTTTAAAACGGTTCTTACATACCTTTCTAGCGACCATGTATGACCACCTTTATCAATAAAAGAACTATTAATTCCTTTTTGTGCCCATTTTTGAACAGTTTTCTCTAAAGCTTCTTCAAATGTAAATAGACCAGCATTAAATCCAGCAGTCGTCTTGTTGATAATATCCGTATACATTGCAGTTATTGCAGTTCTATAGCCGTTGTTAGTTGAAATAAGCGTTTGGTTGACATAGTTATCAACATCGCCCCAAGCTTGTTCAAAGTAGGCTCTCATAATATTGTCTAAATCCGTTGGCAAAGGTAAATTATCATAAGGCACAGCGCCATCAACATCTTTAATTATCTTAGGACCAACTTCACCAAATATATTATCAATTTGCTTTTGAGATAACCCAGTAGCATTAGAAACGACTTTAGCTGTATCTTTGTTAATTAACTTTAAATCGTTTAATTTCTGACGTTGCCAGTCTTGAATGTTATCTGGATTAGTATTTAATTGCTTAATGATTACCTTTAATATTTCGCCTTCTAACGACTGATAGATATGTGACATGTTACTAGACCATAAATCAAGTTGATAAGGTGTAATTGGCATTTAATCACCCCTTATTAGTCTGTTCCGTAACTTCTATTCCTTCAATATCAACTTCTTTAATATGATATTCTAAATTAAGAACATAACAGCTACCGTAATCCATCGTTAACGTAGATTTAGTCAGATATTTACCGTCAATTTCTTCTCCATCCAGAAACATACGGTCTATTTTTCCATCACGTATAATCCTTAACTTTTTGCCAGCCATTATTCATCACTCCCAAGTTCTTTCTTCTCTAAATAATCATCAATTTCAATGCTATCAAGACCCGTCTCTTCCATCTGAATCCTTTTAAACCATTTTTGGGACTCTTCATCAGTTAGTTTGAAAATACCTTTCAATGCTTCTGTAGTAGGTACTAACCCAACAGTTTTAGCCTTACTGTAGAACTCTAACTTCTGATCTCTACTCCCAAAAATACCATCGTCAAAATCAACGCTAATTTGGTTAAACGTTGGAATCTCGCCATTGTATAATGCTTTTCCGTTAATCTTTGTCGCTTTAGATACTTCTAAAATAGATACAATTAAACCTTTAATGAACTTTTCAACCTCGTTACACTGCATGTTACGAGTTCTGTATGTTAACGAGTTTTCACTAACGACTTCCGTAGCTGTTTTAATTGACTTCCCATCGAAACTAAATGTTCCGACAGATAATTGCATTTGCATTTCTAGCATTTTCAACGATTGATTGATTGCTGATATATACTGGTCGGTTCTAATATCGTTAGTGACATCTTTAATCGCTTCGTTGTTATCATCCATTCTTAAAGACTTGAATACATTTACATCTGGATCAAATATAGGCTTCATTACTTGGTTTTTTTCATCAGGAACGTGGTTAAGCATATGGTCACTTACTAATACAGTTCGCTGCCCCATTCTAATTTCCCAGTTAAATTGGTCGAATGTATCATTTATCTGCTTTACAACGCTGGAAGAATTGTCACATAAACCAATACCTAAAGGGCTATATAAGCTAAAATTATTGAAACCACTTGGCTTTAAATAATTTAAAATAGGCTTACTAGGCTTAGGTATTGTAGCCGTTTCGAGCAATCCTTTATATTGATCGTTATATCCTAAAGGCACTCGTTTACCGACGATATTTGCATCTTTTGATTCGTATAACTCGTTTGTAATCTTAATGTCTCCATCTACCCATTCATGAAACTCTAGCAACGTATAATAGTAAGTTTCCTTGCCACTGTTCACAACTGTTTTAAAAACGACAACACCCTCTGTAATACCCTTAGAATTGCTTCTTAATGGATAAAAAGAGTTTGCCAACGCCCAACTAAACTCGATTTCGCCTGTCCCTGTATCAACATAAGGTCTGATTGCTAAACCGCCAACCGCAAACATCGGTTCTAAATATTTAGTCAAATTACGTTTGAAATCATTGTGTTCAAATGTTTTTTGAATGAATTCATTAGCACCTTTATTACTTTTTTCATCAACTTTAATCTCAACTTGTTCATTGAAAACCAATGCTGACATCATTTCAGCGGTCATTTTCCTTAAATTAAGAGCCATATACTTACGCTTAGCACTTTGGTTGTTGGAGTTAATATACTCAATATCTGGATAGTCGTTTTTGTACTCTCTAAAATTATTTTCAATTCTAATTAACTCTTCAGGATCTAAGTTAATTTTCGGATGGTCATTGATAGTATCAAGTGATTCGCTAGTCAACGCATATCCTCCTTTCTTAAACATATTTTTGATTCGGTCCATAAACGTCATAAACTACCCTCCTACACCTTCAATTTCCACTCTCTAGCGTTATCAATACAGCCATATTTAAAAGCATCAACTGAATGGTCAAACTCTTTAATTACATCTGGGTTATCGCTATTCAATGTTGTCTCTTTAAACTGGTATCGTTTGTGTTCTTCAACAAAGAGTGTTAAATCGTCGCAATTACTTAACCCAGTCTTAATAGTAGGAACTAAATAATAAAAACGCCCCTGCGCTAACAAATCATGGACGTAATCAATCATATCTATGTTCTTTTTCTTAGCAACCGGATGCCATCTTTGCCCATAATCTTTGTAGTATTGATTCCTTAATCCACCTTCAGCAGAATCAATCGTCCTTTGCCTAACTTGTGCATTTCCAACAATCGGATGATTGGCAGTCTTTTTGACAAACTCGTATAAATCTTTAGATAAATCACTAGGAGCTTTTTTAACTGCTTTACCTTGCGGACTGTAATAGTACATATTAAGCAATATAACCTTCCCTTTGGCTGTTAAACCAAAAGCTAGGCAAACTGTAGCAGATGTTTGATGACCTACGTCAGTGGCGTAATACAGGCTGATTATCCTATCATCAGTTGGCAACTCTTCCAAAGCTTGGAACAAATCAATGTTGTATACGTTAGTACCTAACCCGACTGGTTCGCCTAAGTACAAATAGCGATAGTAATCGTAATCGTTTTTTTTAATTCGCTCAATATCATCAAGCATTTGCTGTGTAACAAACCCTAATTCATCATTAAGGTAACTCGATTCATTCACTAGGTAATTACTTAATCCTTTTAGCGACTCAACCCATTCATTTATCCATGAATATGGATTACGAGGTGGATTGTAACTCCAAAAGAACCTAACCATATCGGCATCTGGATGTTTTTGTCTCATGAAAGTTGTATTTGATTGGTCAAATTCTTCAGCATTTTTAAATTCAGCAGCTTCTTCATACCAAACTGATATGATATTACCTATATCGTTTGATTTAAGCTTTTGGAAATCATCTTGCCCATAAAAGAAAAATGTAGACCCAGTTTTTTTATGAGTAACTCTAAACGGAGATACAGTACAAGTAAACTGATCCATAATTCCGAACTTCGATAAAGCCCATTGTATTTTCAAATAAACTGAATCACGTATGTTGCTAGCCACTTTTCTTATAACAACAACATTAGCTTTTTTGCCTGTAACAAGGTAACTAATCATCATATAAACTAAAAGAAGCGCAATAACAGATGACTTAAAACTGTTACGTCCGCCTTTTAAAATGTTATACGGTTTTTCAGTGGTCCATACTGGTTTAAAATGAGGATTGATTTCATTTTGTATTACTACAACCTTACTCACTCACACCACCGCCCCACGAATCTACAATAGTGATGTTTTCATTTCCGCTTGTTCCTTCATTAGAAAGATACTTCATAAGCTCAGACATAGCTTTCTGTTTGTCATATAGAGTAATTACAGGACCATCTTTACCCATCTTCACTTCTTTAATTAAACTACCGTCAACAACTTCGCTCTCTTTAAAATCGACATAGTTAACTTCTTTATAGAGGTCGTTACCTGAATCATCTTTAACTGGTCCAAACATCCCCATAACAGGAACTTCCCTTTTACCAAATTCAACAAAGTCTTTTATGTCAACAAATGACTGCTTAACGTATTCTCCAATCAAATCTTGCACACTAACAAACACACCTTGTTGCAACTCAGCTTTTAATCGGTGCAATTCTTCCTTTACGCTATCTTTTGCTAGCAACCTAATACTATTTGCTCTAGCTGAGTTATAATCGCATCCATAAGCTTCTAGATAAGCCTTAGTTGCATTAAAGTGTTGTAAATAGAATAAGCAGAACATCTTTTGCTGTTCCGTTAGGTTCTTATTCTCTATTACAGGTTTCACTTCTTTCTTGGTTGCAACCTTTTTCTTTTTGTGTGCAACCTTTTCTCCAGGAGGTGCACCCCATTTGCGAGACTTCCATGATTTCACTGTATTAATAGAGACCTCATACTTTTCAGCTATTTCTTTATACTTCATTCCTGCTTGATAATCTTCATACGCTAATTCCCAGTTCTTCACTTCATCTCACCACCTCCTAATTTTATGTATAAAAAAAGACACTCGATTTGAGTGCCATGTAGTAAAATTTAATTTATCAAAAATTTTAATTATCTCTTAATTCATCTTCATATTGTTTTCTTATTTTTTCTTTTTTCATTTCTTCTTCAACTTCGGCTCTTATCTGGGCTCTTAATTTGTACTCTTCGGCTTTCATTTTCATCTCGTTAACCCTTCTATTATCCGAACTGACCAAAATATCTTCTTCTTTTAAGCCTTTAATATGTCTCGACCTTTCCTCTAATCTTCTTTCTTCGTTTAATGCTTTTTCATTTTCTCTAAATTTTAGTTCCTCATATTTTTTAGTGTTAGTACCGAATGCTAAAATTAATGCAACCACCCATCCGATTCCAGTCCATCCAAGTAAAAAATTTATTAAGAACACAAGTAATACATTTTGATAACCCCTCGACGCTATAAATGTCGGTATAAAATAAACAAAAATAAATAAAATAATCAAAATAAACAAAATCGCCATTGTTACCTCCTGTAAAATATAATGTATTATCTAAATTTACAGGATTTAGCCTATTATTTCAACCTGTTTATACGTTATTCTTAAAAACGTCGGCTCTATGACAACGTAAAATTTATTCGAATAATATTACAATACTATATCTGCCCTAGGATTCGAACCTAGATGCACCAAGAATAAGATGATAAGAGGATTCCTCCTATTAATTTATTGCAATTGACAGATACGCAGACAGCCTAATTTTTCTTGCCACGGATGGATTGTATAGTTATGTTACTGCCTGCTGAACTCTAATCGAATCAAGAAAGGAATGTTGCAACTGTAATCACTTATGTGTCTTTTGCTGTCTCTCCTAATTCTTTCGATAATATCATATTATCACTTATGACTGCCTAGTTACTGCCACATCACTGCCAATTTACTGCCATTTCACTGCCAAAAGTCTGCCACCGTCAAAAGCTTCAGCAAATTTCCCCATTGCTCTATCTAAATCTCGGTAGAATGACCGTTCAGAACGTGGTTCGTCTAATGATTCATACTTAGCAATCAACTGCTTATCTGAATACTCGTTCTTATCCATATACTTATCATAGAGAATCTTAGAGTCATAGGCGTTTAATCTATTCAATGCTCTCACAATTGCTACTAGCTCCTGTTCAGCATTAACCTTTTTTAAGACTCCGTTCTCTAAAGGGCTCGTATCAGTTCTACTGCCCTTTATCTCAAAGCTATATGTTTGTGTCACTTTCGGTATATAGTCCTCATGAACGTATCTAATCAATGAACGACAACTAGATAATAGTTCATCGACATTTTCTTTTGTTAACTCTTTGTCTAAATCTGGAAATAATGTCATTTACCTAGCCCCTTTACTATTTTATTCTGCATATATTTCAAACATACTTAATTGTTCTGGATCTACTTCATTTTCTCTTCTAATAAGTTCTTTCATTTCAAGTTCTTCTTGCTTCTTCTCATATTTTTCATCAATATCTACTATATCGAAAAAGTCATGAAAGTTAATCGAGAACTTACTTTTGCTTTCAGTTTTATCCCAATTCTCTTTAAAATCAACCATTTCATCGAAAGTCCATTTCTTTCTACGTCCTTGCTGTCTAGGGACAATAGACTCTACTTTCACATAATAGCCTCGAACTTTGAGATAGTATAATTTCCCAGATTCTACTTCTAGCTCTTTCAAAGTCGTCATCTGCATTCTCCTTTACCCGTGTTCTTTTGAAATGATTTCTAAAATATCTTTTGCTAGTTGACTATCGCTAGACTCATGTAAACAGCGCTTTTTAATCTCGTTATTTACCTTTGTTTCTTTCTCTAACAGTCCTAGCAACATATCTGTAAATTGTTTAGTTGTTTGATATGCTCCATCTTTGTATGGATTGTCATCTTCTGTTTTCTTAAATCCGCTTAAATCTCTACAATATTTTTTGATCAGTGCCTCTTCTTCCTCAAAAAAATTATCTAGCCATTTCTCTTGTTGTTTCATAAAAAACTTGCTGTAAAATACTGATACAATCAGCGCAGTTATTGTAGATGATAAAATAATACTAAGTGTCGTCATCTGTATTCTCCTTTACTTTACTCTTTTCGAGTCGAATTCAACATGTATTCTGATCCAATACCATGCATCTTTTGCTTCTAAAAAATCGCCTTTCAAGAACTGCACAATCATATTCTTAAACAAAAACCAGATATGCTTCCAGTCATCAGCTTTGAACATTAAAATTCGTTTAATCATTATTTAATCAGCTCCTACTTCTTGGTTGAACGCTTCATCAAATGTCATACCCTCACACATTAACTTTTCAACTCGTTTCATTACATCGAATAAAGGTATGTGCTGTTCATCTGCGAAATCAATCATTTTAGTAACTTGTTCTTGCGAATAATCAGATTGACTTCTAAATGATCTAACGTTGCTCATTTCTCACCCTCCCAAATTTCCAAATCATATTCTAGCAATTCCTTATCTGTTAGTTCTCTCTCATAAGCCACAAGGGAAAAGTCTTTCGCAGCTACCCACCCAGGAGGCAATCCTAAGTTGGGTTTTCGTTGTCGATACCAGTAGCGCATATTTATTATCTACTCCTCTCAAAATGGAAGGTCCTTGCTATCTATGTCGATTGGTTGTCCGCTTGAAGCAAATGGATCAGTATTACTAGCTTGGTTGTTTGCCGGTCTGTTCGTTTGTTGTGGTTGGCCTTGCTGAGTATCTGCCTTGCTACCGATAAAAGTTAGTTGATTCACGATACACTCGTTTGTATAGATCATCTGCCCTTGGTTATTTTCAAATTTACCTGTTTGCCACGACCCGCTAATTCCGACCTCTCGGCCCTTAGTAATGTTGGCTAATAATTCCGCTGTCTTTTTAAAAGCTTTAATTCTAATGAAGTCCGCTTCTACTCCGTCATTCGTTTTAAATGCTCGTTTTACTGCTATAGTGACTGTTGCAATCGCTGTTCCTTGACTTGTATATGATAAGTCTGGCTCACTAACAAGTCGTCCAATTAAATTAACTGAATTCATTTTGCTTCCTCACACCTTCCTAATATCTTTAAACGAAACTACTTTCCTTTGATGCCCCTCAACTTCAACCAACACACTATTTGTGTAAAATACAATGACTTCACCATAAAACTTGTTTAGCCCTTGCTCGCAATAGACAATCTCGCCTATTTCATATAATGAATTCTTGTAATTTCTCTTTACTATTTCGTTGTCCACTCCAAAATTGTAAGGCTTTTAATTCAATCCCATTACTGGTTTTTCGGTAATCATAGCTGCTCAACCTCGCTTCTTAGGTTTAGGATCATGCGCACCTGTCTCTATAAACATTCCAGTTCGCTTGTCATACTCAGCTAAAGTGATTTCAATTCCGTATCTGTTAGAAAAAAGTTTAGCTTTTAGTTTAAATATTGCTGTCTGCATTCCTTTAACATCTACAACTTTAAGAATATTTCCCTCGTCATCGTAGAAAACAAAATCAGGTTTGTATTTAATAGCTCTAATTGTCCGTTTGCCGAACTTGAACTTGTCTTGCAATACGAATTCAACTTGCATCTTAAAGTTGCTGACGTTTTGATTTAAGAGCATTTGATAGTATTTTGATTCGGCTATACTATCAAATTTAATCCCGCCGACTAAAGTCTTTTTAGCTTTATATTTGTTAGGTTTCTTATATCCTTTAATTGCCACTTCTTTTCCTCCCTAACGCTTTTAAATTGTTTTCCTTGTCGTAAGTCGTTTTCCATTCTTCATACTCTCTCATGACGTTATCTTGCTCTTTCTGAGTCATTTGTTTTAACTCTCTGAAGTATTCTACTGAATTCGGCGCTCGCCCCTTATGGGCTTCTTTCATCATGTCTAAGAGTTTCATTTACTCACCTACAATCTTTTTATGAGCTTCTTGATGCTCCTCGGCAGTTAGATATATAGCGCCATTTCCACGTTGTATTGTTTCAATCCAAGCTAGAACATTATCGTAAGGCATTCTCGGCGATGATGTTCTCTCGCTATTTTCATTAACGTAATGAACGAAATCTCCGCTTTTCAGCTCATCCAACTTTCTTCCGTGCTTATGATACATTTCAGCACGTTTGAATAGCTTGATTTCTTCGTCTGTTGCTTTGCGTGCATTATCGAAGTAAGCACTACCGTCACGTACTGATGCACCTTCCATCCAATTCCCCGTTCTAACACTATATATATCACCTATCGCCGCTATCGCATCTAAGTTTGAAACCTTCAAAATTCCAAAGTGACTAAAATAATATTCACCAACTTCAAATTTCGATTTTCTCTCTTCTTTTTCCAAAATATCAGCTAGTAACTGATCGATATATTTGTTAGCTTCCTCGTTAGAGCTTGCATATTTTAAAACGGCTTTAGCAAATCCTTGAAGTTGTTCATTGGTCATTTCTGACTTACTTATTTCAAATTTTTCTAACAATTCATCAAACCTATTCTTTGTATTGCTCTCTGGCAACTCAATCTTTTCTATGCTCATATTTGTATACCCCTCTCATCATTATCTGGAATTTCTTCAAAAAGAATTGCATAATCATCAATACCTAATTTCGTTGCAACTTCTTGCACCTTCGCTAATGAAATATTGCTTTGCTTTTGTTTGTAAATTGAGCCTTGGTAGCCGAATACGTTTCTCCACGTCCAGCCTTTATTTTCTAAATGCCACTCAACATTAGTCCAAAACACTGTTGTAACATCTTGTTTTTCAACATCAGTCGTCATTTCCCTTATCTCCTTTCCCCATGCTTTCAAGCTGTTCTCTCAAATAGTCCCTACTGCTGCTATCATTCGGCACGTTGCATTTCAAGCAAGGTTGAAACTGAGTAAAACCTTGAACTCGAATACACATGACTTTGCTTCCGTTGCATTGTTTGCACATTTTGCAACCTCCTATCCGCTAATTCGTTTGTCTTTTATATTTTCAAATTTGATAACATTTCCAGTAATGTTTCGATAAATCCTACTTGTAATCCGTTTGTCGTAGAGTATTTCCATTTCACGTCTACTCAGATTAGTTGTGACAATCGTTGATTTATTTTGTCTTCGTTCTAAAGTTCGCTTTAAAATCTTGATCGTAAAGTCTGTTGCATAAGTTTGACTATTATCGGCTTTTTTTAATCGTCCTGATTCAGAACCAACATCATCTAGCACCAAGTAATCAACTGAACCCATCAGGTCTACCATGTTCAGTTCTGTATACTTGCTTTCTGAATTGTTGAAACTATCCCTAATCAGTGACAATACTTCCTCAAATGATATAAATAAGCATGATACTGGCTCTTTGCATTTTGAGTTAAGAACTTTCAGGATTGCCATAGCTAAATGGCTCTTGCCTGAACCTGGCTCACCAGAAAACAGACTGTTAAATACTTCTCCGTTCAAATATCGTTCTGCTAACCTACCAGCTTGTCCTCTTGCTGCCTTTTCATTAGAATCTGGTTGATAGTTAAAATTTTCAAAGGTGGCATTTTCGATTGTTTCGTCATATAGAATCGAATCAAGAGTTAAAACTTTAGTAGTAATTCTCAATTGGTGAGCTTTATATGCGCTTTCGCCTAAGTTCTTAGAATCTTGTAAAATCTGTTCTTTTCTGCATATCTGGCAAAAAGGTTCAATGTTTTTAAAACTAGACAAGGGTTCATCATGAATAGGACACCGTTCATCAGTTTTCACAACTTGTGAAGTGATTGCTTGAACGTCAGCTAAACTAAAAGTTAAGTCCGTCATCATAAATCACCTCTTTTTCTTCAACTTTAGGCACTTGATTCAAATACTGATCAAACTTATTGCCAAACAGTGTACTCGGTTGTAAATACGTTTCTGCAGGTTTGCCATCGAAAGTTTTCCCTGTCCAGTTAGCCACCATGTTATCTACAACTTTTTTAAAGTCATCTAAATGCTGACCTTCATTCCATCTAGCACGAATCAACTTTTTATGAGTCTCGACATTTTTAAAACTCTTTCCTGCTTTCTCATTGAGATAGTCAACAATTTCCTTGAAAGGTATTTTCTCTTTATCTCTTTCTTTCTCTTTATCTATATCTATTTCTTTATCTATATCTGTTGCGTGACATGGCGTGACTTCAACGTGACTGTCACGTGACATAACTAATTCTTTCTGTCTTAATCTTTGATTTTGTTTGCGAATCCGGTTTTGTTCTTTAATTTTTTCCATACCATCTAAGGCTTGGTATTCTTCCCAGTTTTTAATGAAAATAACTTGATCATACGTTTCAATCATTCCAAACTTTTCTAAAGTGATAAGTGAAAAATTAACGACATCTAACGTGAAATCAAAATCAATAGCCATATCTTCAGGTGTGTAAGGTAGTGTTTCAGTGAAATATAAACCGCCTTGCTTGTTAGATTCGCCTGCTCTAGCTAATAGGAACACCCAAAACAAAATAACTTTATCGCCATCGGGTAGATTTCTAATCCTTTTAATCTTTCTGTTATCAGGTAGACCAGTGCTTAATTTAATCCAGGATATTTCTGCCATGCTTATCCTCCTATCTTGAATTCTGCAATTTGTTCAGGCGTTAGCTTAATTGGTACTAACGCATATTTTTTCATGAAAGTATCAATTCCAATCGTATGTTGTTCAGTGTGATGATCTCGACATAATGCCATGAAATGATGTTGTGAATGGTCTATTTTTTTCCTGTTACGACCAGCGCCTACGGCTTCCACATGAGCTATATCAGCGTGCTGTTTGCCACATACAAAACATTGTCTGTATTTCAAGTAAATAAATAACATTCTAGTGATATCTGCTGCCATGTGATAGTCTCTATATTTGAATGGTATACCTGTTTTAAAGCACCACTCGATGATATATTCTATATAGCGACTAGCGAACTCTTTAGTCACTTGATTTCGTGCTAAGCTGAAAACATCGCAACCAGTTTCAGCCATAAAGTAGTACCTCATTTTCTGGTCCATTTCATCAAATAAATAACCTGTATGGTCGCAAATGTCATTAATCAGTGCGAATATTTTCTTTCGTTGGTCATCAGATATCATGTCGTTGTCTTGTACTTCGATAAATGCTTTGATTATGCCACTGCCTGCCTTTCTGCGAGCTTCTAAAGTGTCGAACGGCTCATTAAGTTCAAATGTCACAAACGAGCCGTTAACGCCTTTAAATTTGCCTATATAATTCATTCGCTCTCAGACTTTTCTTTTTTCTGTGCTTCTAACTGGTCTTTCAACCAAGTAGTCCCACGTTTCAACAATCCTAAGTCCCCTCTAGTCCATTTAGAATCATCCGCAGTGACCTTAGCTGTTTCTGTAAGCATCTCGATAGCTTTATCAAGTGATACGTTATTGTTTGCTGCAATTTCTTCGATTGTTTTAATAAATGTTTTTTTATTTCTTTCTGGTGCTGGTTCAAACATCGTGACATCTTCCGGCATATCTTCTCCCGCAAAGATATATAACCCAATCCCAAACATCGCTAAATTTTTAACCAAGCAACGCATAATCGCTTTATTAATATCAAACATAGTGGCAGCTTCAACTTTTTTATCTTCGTATTCACCAGTCCATTTATATTTTTCATACTTTTTAACTTGATAAGTGTACGATTCTGCCTTCATCGCTTTATTTGATCCATCCATTACTGGCAACCACATTTCATGTGTGAAACCATCAATCGTTACCTTTGTAAAAACCATGTAACCTGTATTCGGGTCATAATAGTAAGGCAAGTTCGTTTGAGGATCTCTTTCAACTACATAAGAAACACTGTTCGAGCGTTTACTAACTTCTGCCCAAGCCCATGCCCATGATAGATAGTTCAATTTATTCTTTTGTTCAACATTTTGGTTCACATCAATTTGATACAGTTCGTTGAATATTTCATTTTGTGCTTTAGTAAATATTTTTTCTGTCATGAAATACTTTCCCCTTTCATAAATAAACCTAAGGTTCTGATAAACTTGTCAAAGTCATTCTTTTGGACCCGAACAGCCAGTTTGTCTTGAATTAAATCAAGCTGTTTAACTTCTTTCTCGGTAAAGTGATACTTCGTTTGTAAATCTGTAAGAACCTCGCCTATCTCTTCAACAGCTCCTGGGTATATCTGCATACTTCCATCTGACATTTTTTCAAAGCATAGATCGTCATTGTAGAAGTCAATCATGCTTAATCTGTCCATTTCTGTTTCGATTTTTGCGGTTAACATCTTGCGTAACCTCCTCATACTGTGCTATGCTTTTGGTGTATTTTTATTTCGTATTTGACTGACTAATGGCTGCAACCACTAGTTGGTCTTTTTTTTGTATCATCTGTTGACCTCGTAATGTTGATTCGTATGCGGTATACCATTTATCTGCTTGCGATTTTCCGACTTCTAATAGTTGCTTGCGGTTCATTTGTTTACCTTCTTCCTTTAGGTGTTATTACTGGTGTTAATATATATTTGTATCCATTGCCCGAATCTATTAACACGGGTCTAATCGAACTGTTGTAATAAATTGTTGTTACTTGACCGGTTTTCACATAGTCTTGAGCATCCCTTACGAAGTCGAATGCTTCAAATAAATATCTACCCTGGAATGATATTTCTATTCCTCCATTACAACTCAAAATAGGAACCGAAATACTAAATCTTCTGTCACTAAAAGTTATTTCGTTCTTTGTTATTACTAATCTCACTGGATTTTCTACATTATATTTTTTAAATAACTTACTTATTTCAAACAAATCTTCTGTTAACAACTTGACTTGGCCGTTATCTGTACTCGGAATTATTCTGCTAATATCTGGAAACCTTTCGTCATTAATTTCTAAAGTACGGACATTTATATTTACATCATTTCCATAGTTATGAAAACCATCAACAGCAATAACTCTATGTGTGTCAGTGGCGTACAACGATCCGTTTTTGTTATAGTTAACGCAACTTAGCATAGGTCGATTCTTATTTACCCTTGCAACTCGTTTTAAGTGTTTCATCAATTTATTTTGTTTCATTTTCCAAATCCTCCAATACGTTATTTTCTATATACTCAATCACAAATTCCATGCCATCTTTAATACCTTCACGGTATTTATTTTGAGTGGATGACGGATTGATTGAATCCTTGTTCGTTTCATACTTTAAGATAGAAAGCGCTTTAATTAATTTCTCTGTCGGTATCATGTCCGTACTCCTTTATCCATTCTTTCCATGCCACTCGGCACATTGGATAGGCGATAAATCCCATGAATGCACCTATGAAGTACATTGTGGTTGCTAGCATTTAATCAGCTCCTTGTTATTATTTTGTACAAATTTCGGATATTTTTTGATATAATTAATTTATGGTGAATGCTTTAACTAAATAACTTTAGGAGGTGGTTAAAACGAAATATATAATTGTATTCGCAATTTTTTACTTTTATTATTTTTTCAAAAACTTATTTGACTATTTTACAACCGAAAGAAAATACGAAAAGATAATTAAAGAATTTGATGATGCTTCAGATAAATTTCCAAAAATAGAAAATTTGTATCATTCGAACGAAGAAGATTTATTAAAACAACAATCTATTTCTGATCAAATAATTAAAAATTTCAAACCTAAATTACCTATATTAAATAAATTGACTCATACTAAGACCACAAAATTTTCATTCGATGATAGTCCCGGAAAAATCATTGATGATTTTGATTACTTTTATAACAAATTATTTAACTATTATTACGATCATCAGTATAAGAAGAAAGAATATCTTAATCCCATTTACCCTTTAAAAGAAATATTCTTATTGCCTAGTAAAATACTTTCTTGGTTTGGATTAAATCTAAACACGATTCCATCGAGGATATTTTCAGCGCTAATATTTTTAGCCATTTATATATCAAAAAATTTCGGTTCTGAAATAATAAGATTTATTTTAAAGTTAATCAGTTAGATTCAAATTCACAAACAAAAATGTTAGCATGTATAAAACCATAAAATCGATTACCTCTTTTGATGAGAATTTATCAAGTATAAATGTCACGATTAGTGTTAACACAGTTGTTAGCACTAATTTTTTTTCTGTCTTTCATCTTCATTCCCTCCAATTCCTCTTATCTAAATACTTCCTAACATTTTCCTCGCGTTGATATTTCGCAATAGACTTCATCAGCCATTTAATACATAAGACTAATGCGATAGATGCGATGAGGATGATTCCTGTTGAGACGTCCTCGTGGGTTATGATGAACCAGTAGATTTTGTTAAATAATGTCATCTAGGTTCCTCCTGTATTAAGCAATATCTGTAAATTCTTCAATTGATAGTTGGTTCACAATAGCGATAGTCGCAGAAGATGGCTGCCAATTTAAAATAAAATCGATTGTATCGTTATAGTGGCGTTGTCTTAACTGTGTTCTTGACGGTACCCGCATAACTGCTTTGATTTCTGCGTTTAAGTCTTTGTATAGTTGCGAGCGTTGCTTTTGAGTTAACTTCAAGTGTCTTTCGTTAATGACTGTTGACACTCGTTGATTCACTAGACGTGAAATGTGTCCATAGTCCCCAGGACTTAATGGTGCGTTTTCTTCTAGTTCAGTTACTCTTGTGTCTACGTTGTCTAGTTTTTCATTTGCTTGTTTTTGAGCTTCAAAGGTTAGTTGTAAGATTTCCATTGGATCCGTTGGCAATGCCTGTTGTTTTACAGTCGTTTCCATTTCGTTGAAACGTTCGATATATTCAATTGCGAATAAGGTGCCTTTTTCTCCTGTCATTCGTGTACCGTATAATTCGCATCCTTTTTTTGTTAGCAGGAAACATGGTTGTTCTTTATTTTGAGAATTCACATATGTTGATTCGATAAAATAGGACTCCTCATTTTTGACGTCTCCTAAATGACCGATTATTCTTCTTATATCTCTCAAAATATTGTCATGCGATTTTTCTACCATACTTGCTACTTCCATACTCGTGATTGTTCTTTCTAATTGATGTGTTTTCATTTTTGTACTTCCTTTCTATAATTAATTAGCTATTTTTTATTTATTCTTAGAACTGATACCATCATCTTTAGTCATTAACTCCGACCAATTTTCTTCTATATAGTTCGCCATTTTTAAAGCTCCGAATCGCCAATCACTACCTCTACCGCTTGGATACTTCACAAAACCGCCATTTTTAACATCTAAGAATTTTTGGTTTGGATATAACAATTTTGATTTTATGCTACTTGAACTCATATTTTTCAACTTTCTTCTTAAATCTTTCATGTCCCATGTGCTACCAAGCAATTCATTTTCTTTTAATTTTCGATACTCATTTTTTTCTACAAGTACAAAATTTTCTGGAATTTGAATAGGAACGCTTACCTCCAAAATTTGTACCATCAATTCTCACCTCTGTGTTATCTTATTTTGTAATACTCAATAAGTGCTGTTAAAGTTTCGTGAGCTTTTTTACTCTTGTTTTTTCCTGTTAAATAATCATTCAAGTCTTGTTTATTAACATTGAAATAAGTAGCCACGCTAATTAACGAAATGCCTTTATCCTCAAAATAGTTACGAATTTTTTCTCTTGCTGTACTTGTATCTGGCACAATCAAGACCTCCTTTTTTTATATTTAGTAAGTCAATTTAATAGATTTAAAGAAAATTGTTGACTATTTCTAAAGAAGATAGTAGACTATAGACATAGTTAAATAAGCCTATAGATATCCTGTTTATTCGTTGGGGAACGTTTCGGGATAGTGTTTTTAATTTTGCTTTTTTTCTATCAAACTAACTTACACGATTAGTATATTAAAGATATTCGTAGATGTCAACTGTTTTTATATGATTATCTTTAATTTCTTTCTGTAATACAAGGAGAATGCTATAATGACAACGTTTGACAGAGTAAAAAAACTTGCAGATAAACAAAAAATTACAATTGTTGAACTTGAAGAAAAAGTTGGATTTAGTAGAAATTCTTTGTACTCTTGGAAAAAGAATAATCCTTCAAGTGAAAAATTAGAAAAAGTAGCTGACTTTTTCGGAGTATCAACTGATTACCTGTTAGGTAGAGAAAAACCACAAATAGTTGAAGATGATAAATTAAAAGTTATTGCATCTCATATTGACGATGATGTAACTGAAGATGATATGGAAGAGATACTAAACTTTATTGAATTTATTAAAAGTAAAAATAAGTAGGTAGGTGCGTGGATGAATCGATTAGAGAATATAATAGATGATAATCAACATTTAGATTTCAAATTTAATACTTCTATGAATAGTAAGCATGGAGCCTTTATTTATGGAAATAATGTTTATGTTAATTCAAAGCGTGAGTATGAACAAAACATAGCTGATATTGCCGAAGAGATTGGTCATGATAAAACATCAGCTGGTGATCTATCTTGTTTAAATACTATTGAAAAACGCCAACAAGAAACACGAGCAAGGCAATGGGGATATAAATATTTAGTTCCTTTAGATGATTTAATCGTTTGTTATAAGTTGGGGTTACGTGAGTATTGGGAGGTTGCAGAATTTTTAGAAATACCACCTGCTTACTTATGGGAAACAATTAATTATTATCGAGATACAAAAGGGTTGGTATTTTACTATAAAGACTGTCAATTTGTCTTTGGCATGTCGGATAGCTTAAAAATTAATTTTAATTAATAGGATGTGAATATTAAATGGCTAGTTTTAAAAAATTAAAATCTGGATGGCAATTTAGAGTTTCCTATAAAGATAATGGAACGTACAAAACAAAAAGCGGTAATGGATTCCCAAATAAAAGAGAAGCTCAATTGGCAGCTTCTGAATTTGAAAGGAAAATCCATAAAGGTTTTGACATTAAAGCTGGCGATGAATTTTTCACATCCTATTTCAGAAGTTGGTTTGAGCTTTATCGTAAGGGTAAAAATTCACTTGATAATGATCGTGATATTGAGCGCGCAGTTAAATTTGCTGAAAAAGAATTAAGCGGTATTCGATTAAAAGATTTATCAAGAAAAGACTACCAGAAAGCTCTTAATTCATACGGTGAAACGCATTCTACTGCATCAGTAAAAAAACATCATACATATATGAGGGCATGTATAAAAGATGCTGTGGAAGAAGGTCTGATTCATAGAGACCCAACCTACCGCTCAATTGCAAAAGGTAAAGTTGCACCAAAAAAAGAAGAACTTAAGTATCTAAACTATGAACAAGTAAAATTATTAACCAAAGTATTGAACCATCAATTGAAAGCTGAATACACTTCACGATTTATCATTCTATTCGGGATTGCTACTGGTTGTCGCTATTCAGAAATAATAGGTATTACTTGGGACTGTATAGACTTTGAAAATGAAATGGTTAAAATCAATAAGACATGGGATTATAAAGATTTGAATGATTTTTCAAATACTAAAAATTACCAATCAAAACGAGTCATATCATTGGATACACAAACTATTAAATTACTAAAGCAACTTAAAGCTCACCAAAATGAATACTTTTTAAAAAGAAATCTAAAAAATAAAAAAAATTTAGTCTTTATAAACGATTCTTTGGAGCTTGTAAGTAATACTGCAGTAAATAAAGTTCTTGGTAAAATGTGTACTAAAATCAATGCTAATAAGATGACCTGCCACTCTCTAAGACATACTCATGCATCGATGTTATTGTATCGTGGTGTAAATATAAAATATGTATCTAAACGTTTAGGTCATAAAACAATTGTCACTACTCTACAAACATACCAACACATACTTGATGAAATGGATCAAAGAGAATCTACCCATTTAAATGAAATGATGATAGATCTATATAATGCAAAATAGAATGCAAAAAAAATTGAATTCTTCGGTTTTTTTAATACATTATACTAAAACAAAAAGAGCTACAAACGGCTTTATTACAGTCGTTTTAGCTCTTTTTGTTCATTCTTATTCTTTCTTAATATGGAGACGAGGGGAGTCGAACCCCTGTCCAAGCATATCGGCACTTAGACGTCTACGTTCATAGTCATGCTATTAAGGTTTCGCTGAACACTAGCCGCCTGACAGGCATCATGTGTCGCTAGTCTGATCATCTCTTCAAAACCTTACAGACGGAAAAGTTTTGCGTATCCCACTTATTATAGGACCCTTACCCGAGCACATGGGCGATGCCGGGAGGATCTACGTCAACTGTTTTTAGGCAGCTAGAGCGTAAGAGTTATTATTGTTTTTAGCAGTTATATTTAACTGTAACGTTTTTACGTAGTCGTAACCTACGAAACGCAATCCAAGCTCGACCTACACCTGTCGAATCCGTAACGCCCCCTAGTAAAATTGAAAATTGCTTTCAATGAACATCGGGTTAAAGCGACGCGGGAGAATAACTTATAAACGAAGTCTTCTTTTGAACTCTCTTTTTTTATTTTAACATGAAAATGAAGAAAACAAAAGGGCTGTGCTTGAATTTCACAGACCCTCTCCGCTTTTAGATTAAATCATATTTCTTAAGCCCTGTAATAATGCCACCCTCAACGTTACTCGTCGTAACAAATTCCGCGATATTTTTTAAATCGGATATTGCATTGCCCATCGCAATCGGATGCTTTACAGCGCCAAACATTTCCATATCATTGCGTCCGTCTCCAAAGGCAAATGTTGGAATATGCTGGAAGTTTAATCGCTCAATCAACGCTTCAATCCCTTTTGCTTTTGACCCACCTTTTACAATCGTATCCATACTAAAGGGCGAATTTCGAATAAAGAACAGTTCTGGAAATTCACGGTGGTAATACTCATCACCCGCTTCAGCTAGCACAAGGGCCATATGAATAGCTTCTCGATGATAAATCGATTCGTCAATTTGTGGGATTGGACTGTGAATCATATTGTACGCTTTTTCTAGTAATTCGTTGTGTCTCGTACAACGAATTAAACGATTTGAATAAAACGACAAGCCTTCATTTCGTTCATTGGTTGCTTCCTTTAAACGATCTAAGACTGCTGTTTCTAAAACAGACGCATAGACCTCTTCTCCATCAAAAGTCACGTGTTGACCATTCATGGATACGATTGAATTAATTCCAGTCATTTCCATAATTTCATCAACTTCAATATTCGTACGCCCCGTTGCTATAATAGGCATACTGCCATTTTCACGTAATTGATGAATCGCGCTTGCCACTTCTGGATTTACTTGTGACTGTTGGTTTAAAAGTGTTCCATCTAAATCAAAAAATACTAATGCATTAGGTTCCAAATTAAAAGCTCCCTTGTAATCAATTTTCTTATCTAAAGTGGCTGGTATCGTTAAAGCTTTCCAAATGAAATTGTCCAT